TTGAAAGTTAGTAGGCATTCCCTCTGCTCCAGTTATTTCTTGACGTTCTACATAACCTCTATTCTTTCCTTTTGTTTTTAAATAGAAAATCATTTCAGATGTTTTACCATCTCGTATATTCTCAAAGAGTTTACTTTCAACAAAATCTAAAGCTATGTTTTCAATATCCTTTACTTCACTCGCAAAAACCTCATCATCTTTTAACCATTGATAGAATTGTGTCCTACCTATTCCTACTATCTTACAAGCAGTTGTAACAACACCTAAAGACTTTTCTAAAGCTTCTAGTATTGCTTTTTTATGTTGTTCGGTTTTGTTCATATATTATTTTATTTTAGCTGAAATAATAGATTGCTTTATTAGATGATATCTATCTTTAATCGGTGTGTCTTTATTTACTTTATTTAAAGTTCAAGCTAAACGTAAGATCCTTTTTAATCTATTTATTTTCTTGTTCATATTTCTTTTTAAGTAGTATTTGGTTTTTAGTTTCCCAAGCTTTACTGTACTCTGCATCTTCAAATAGTTTAGAGAAACCTGTTAAGTGTTTTAGCTTAATTAATTCCTCTGCTGACATACCCAACTCATTACATATATCAACATCACTCCAACCATTTTTTAGCATACTAAATACCATTGAAGACATACCTGTTACACTATGCATACCTCTTGCTCTATTGTGTCTTACAGTACTTGCCATTCGATCGTTAATACTTTTATCTAAAACTACAATAGGTAGCATTCCTTTATTCCTATCTAATATATCTTTGTTTGATTTACAGGTAAAGTATCTATGGAAACCGTCTATAATAATATACTTCTCTCTTTCATCATCATAGATCGTAACAACAGGTTGTGTATATCCATCGTGTAATATTGATGTATATAGTAAACCCATTTCTTTTTTAGCTACACTATTAGGATTGTAATCGTTTGGTGATACCTTTTCTATTGGCACCCATTTTATCCTGTTTACAGGTTGTGTGTTTAAAGGAGATTTGTCGTGTATAACTTCCTTAATTTCTTCAAAAAACTTTATAGCTTCTTGATCGTTAAAATTACTTTCTTCAACGTATTTTTTTAACTCTTGTATCATATTAAACCTTTAATGTATTTATCGTATTTCTTATTTATTGCTCTGTTCTCATCAGTAAGCGTTCCATTAACGTAATGTTTTATTGCTTGAAAATATGGATTAGTTGTAAAGTTAATCATTTTTGTAAAATCCCAATCACTCGAAAGTATCGTTTTAATAACAGTCTTGTATATATCTGTTTTTACAATATCGTTAATCATAAACTTCTCTAACTTTTCTATACGTTTTCTAAGTTGCTCCCTGTATATATCTTTATCAATCAATTTATCTGCAAGGTATTCTCCATACTCTTTCCAATCCTCAAACATATAAGGTAATTCTTTGGGACATTTAAAAGCATCTCCTTTAAGATGTTTTATAGTATTACTACCCGCAACCCTATCAGCTATTCTGTTCCAAGTAGCAGGCTCTATCTCCTGTACTAATAATAATGCTTGTATGGAAGTCTCGTGATGCAGATTAGATATCCTCATATCGTTTAGGTTTACACCGTGCTTATACATCTCATCGTATATCTTGCAATACTCAATATCATTATCATAAATATACTTCCAAATATCTTTGATTTCCCAATCGTAAATAGGGTAAAAAGTATAATGCCCAAGATCTTTTGTAAGTTGTTTTCCATAAGTAATATCTTTATAGGTTAGTGCTTGAGTTAAAGACATTAATCTCTTAGGTGCTTCTTGTGTTCTAACTCCTGCAAGGTAGCAAGTTTTTTTATCTTTAAAATCTACCTTTAAAATAGCCTTAAATAAATCGTGAAATCTAGTTTCGTTATATCTATTTTCTTTTATACTTATATCTGATTTCTGATGCAACCATTTATATTTCTTTGTCTCATCCCAACAATAAGAATACCTTTCTGTTGTAGACGCATTGTTTGTGATCACAATAGGCATTTGAAACCATAAAGGTTCAACATCATCCCTACGCATTACCTTATCTACATAGTCAATAGTCCCTTGCCATTCTGCTTCTTGGTCTATAAAGCAAACCTTTAAAGGCAACCTATCTAATTTCTTTGCAACCTCTAAACAAAGATGTAATGTAACTGTGCTATCTTTACCACCAGAGAAACCAACTATAACTTCTTCAAATTCATTAAATAGATATTCTATTCTTTCTAATGATTTTTCGTAAACATTTTGATTACTATAATATTTCATATTTTATTTTTGTAATTTCATTCTTGTATTTAGTTACTATTTTAGCTCCACTCTTTAAGTGAGAATTTAAAGCCATATTCGTACAATTAGCGTAAACAGTTTTTATATTTGGTTTGTTATCTTTAATCCAATTTAATCTAGCATTAATCATTTTAAGTAATGTGCCTTGCCCTCTATAATCTTTGGAAACATAATCACACTTCATAATTGCTGATGTCTTATTTATCTTTAAACCAAAAAAAGCATAAGGACTAAATACATCATATATTACAAAATACAATAAATTACCAGAAAATAGTAGACCCTCTTTTTTAGATTGATCTACTAGATTTCCACAATGTGCTATTATATCTCTTGTAAGTATTATTCTCATTCAGTCTTGGCTCTATTAATAATAATAGTTTTTTCTAAAGGATAACCTAAAGTCCAATACTTATAACCATTTGAATAGAAGTAAATGTATTCTTTATTATAAAACTTTTCTTTAACACCGTTTTCTCTTATAAACATAACAATATCTTCGAAACGATCTTTATTATACCAATCGTGTTTACAAGTCCACTCGTGTGGAATGTTAGACATTGTTTTAGCAAATGTAAATCTAGTTTTCCATAAAGTCATTATGACTTCTGCTTTCATCATTTTTTTTCTACGTTGAATTCGTGATAACAATTAGGACATAGGCAAGATATAAAATCTTTTCCATACTGCAAATTTTTATTCTCTAATTCATCTTTCTTCTTTTCGTACTGTTCTTCTGTTAATTGCTTACCATCAAAAGAAGGTGTAAGTACAGGCTCGTAACTTATATTCTCATTAAATGTAGGTAAAGATAAATTCCAATGATCTAATTCATCTACATTCCATTCGTTTCCTAATACATCCCATTCCCATTCTCCAAAAGAAACATTATCCTTTATCATAAACTCCTTACATTGATCTTCGTAAGAAGCTTCTTTTAAACCCATTGCTAGTCTTTCCTTGTTGTTTTTCTCTGCCATATCTCTTGTGAAGATATTTACAGGTACTTCTTTCCAACCTAACTCCTTACAAACTCTGTGTCTCATATTACCTGCAAGTAACATAAAGTCTTCATCTAACTTTAATGTATTAATCTGCATAAAAGTTGGACTCTCTTTTATAGAGTTTAAAAGCTTCTTGTATTTATAATCTTTAATTATTCTTGGATTGTTTGGGTTAGTCTTAACCTCTTGAATATTTATTAGTTGCATATTAGTATATAGTTATTTATTAATTATTTTATTTTAACTTTAAAAAATCAGCAGATTCGTGTTTCATAAACCATTCTTGGTTATCTATGTATTTATCTATTATTGCATCAATCATTACAAGTTCATCTATATCTGAATTCTTTATCTTATCCATTAACGAAGTAATTTTTCTTAATACGTTTGTGGTCATCTCTTGGTTGTTTAGGTAAACTGTATTGTAGTCATCCTGCACATACCCTTCTAACATATTTAGAAACTTGTTACCTTGGTTCTTTATGTTCTGTTTGTATTTATTAGTTCCTTGTAAATCTTCTATTGCTTCAATAGTTAGCTGCCCCAATAATACTACTTTTAAATAATCTAATTGTTTATCGTTTTTCATCTTAATATCTTTTCTTTTGGTTTTTGGTTTTTTGCAGATCTTTTTTTGAAGAATCTATCCAACCAGTAAGTGAGTTTAATTTATGATTATTTATATTTTTTTTCACAAACTTATATTGCTTTTCTTTAAATTCTCTCAATGTTTCTTTCATTATGCGAAATCCTTTTCTTTTTGAATTAATTCATCTACTCTATCTAAACACCTCCCAATAGTATCAAATTGTAACTCGTTTCTTCTATTTACTATTTGTTTTTGTTCTTCTGTTAAGTTGTTTAAATTATTATAAACATCTTCAAGTTTTGGCATCATTCTTAACACTTCCGTTTTTTGTTCTAATTGTTCC